CACTGTATCGCGCCTGACAGGGATCAAGAGATCGATCATATCTGAGGTCCATAAGAGAGGCGCGGCTGCGTGGGCTCAAGGACACCGCCCCGGCGCGTCTCAAGTGGCATGGTCAAGAGCGAGAGTGTATTCTTTCGCGACAGGCGGCAAGACCCAGAAGACCGCAGACGCGGATCTATGGAGACAGCACAAAGGGGAGTGAGATAGATGCACTCAGAGACAATTGAACACATCCTCTTGACCCTCGAGGACGTTCGGGTGGGAGTGGTGAGCATTGAAGAGGCTCAAGAGTGGATCAGCGAAACCTTGCTCGATCAGGGAGGGTATCACCCATCTTCGATCTGGTATCTTGAGCTAGCTGAATCGGGGAGGTTTGAAGAGCTTGAGCGCTTGTTACAGAAAGAGATCGAGGTGATTTGATGGACACTCAACAGTTATTATCGACCCCACGCGGGCGCCGGATCTTGAGCGCGGCGAGTCCGCAATTCTTCGACGCCTATTATTGTAGTATGAGGAGAGCTGATCATCGAGACCGTTGGTTAGACACGATGGAGAGCGCCACGGTCAGAGCCAAGGACACAGGCGTAAAGGCCAAGACGCTGATACTCGCACCGCGCGACCACGGCAAAACAGAAGCCGCGATCACTTACGCGACGCGCGCGCTTTGCCTCGATAGGGATATTAGGATCCTTTGGATCAGCGAGTCACAAGGACAAGCTGAGAAGCGCATGAGGAGGGTGAGCTCGTTACTGCAATCATCGAGGATCCTTGAGGATTGGGCGAGCGATCCTCATGAAGGCGCGCCACCGTTCCAAGCAGAGGGAACCAAATGGACAAATAATCTGATCTATTTGAACAGATCTCGAGAGAGCGTTGATGCTTCTTTAGAGGTGATAGGCGCCGGTGGATCTGTAACAGGTGGTCACTTTGATCTGATCATTTGCGACGATATACAGGATGATAGAAACACCTACACCGCAGGTGTAAGGTCAAAGACGCGCGAATGGTGGCGAGGTACAGTCGCGCCTATGCTCTCGCGAGGTGGATCAATTCTCGTTATTGGTACGCGGAAACATCATGATGATTTGTTCAGTCACTTGATCAATGATCCAACGTATAGAGTGTTACATGATAAGGCTATCCCTGAGTGGCCTGAGAAATATAGCTTTGTGACAGATGTTGACGAGAACGGAAGAGAGATCATTACAGGCGTAGACATCGAGGGAGGATCATGTTTATGGCCAGCTGAGCGCCCGTTAGATTATCTGTTACTTGAGCGCCGTGCGGTGGGCTCTAGACTCTTCTCGCGAGAGTTCCAGAATGAGGTACAAGATGAGAGCTCGGCAGCCTTTAAAATGGCTTGGTTAGAGCGCGCGATGGAGCGCGGCAAAAGATACCGACTAGGCAGCATACCGAGCGAGGTCGATGATTTAGTACAAGGTTGGGATTTCTCGCTCGTGACAGATGCTCAGGGAGCTCAAGAGCGTGACACTGATTACACCGTTGGCGTCACTTGGGGGAGGGATTCAAAGACAGGTGATAGATATCTCATAGACATCTTCAGGAAGCGCGGCATGAGCCCCACTGAGTTACAAGGTAGGGTTAAAGGTGAATATGCGAAGTTTCCACGCCCGCCGCGCGTTGTAGCTGTGGAGAAGAACGCCTTTGGTGAGCTCCACTATTTAGGGCTTCAGAGATCCAGCGACCTACCCCTTAAGGGACACATCACCCACGCGAGGAATAAAGCGGATCCTTGGGAAGGTGTGCCGGCGCTAAGCGTACTCTTTGAAAACGATAAGATCATTCTACCCAGCGCGACAGACAGCGACCGCGAGCGCCTAGAGCCCTTGATTCATGAGCTCTATAATCTCGGTAAGGAGCGCCATGATGATACGGTGATGGCGTTATGGATCGCTGAGACTTGGCTACGTAAGAGCGGTTTCACTTATGTGATGGATTTTGGAGGGACCGAGCTTCAAGGCACAGCAGACGAGCGCCTCTTTTCAGATGAGGATGAGGAAAGTATGACTCACGCTCAATATTCAGAGAGCGCGATGAGAGCAGCTCATGATACAATATGGAGTGAGTTTTTGCCCCACCATCAGAGAGAGGGATATCACTAAAATGATTGAGACACACAGCTTTGAGAGCTCAGGAGGCGCAGACCTGATCATTGAGCCTCACCTATATCAGGGACAGCGATTCAGCGACGGGAAACGGAACCTCATGGTTTCAGCGCGCGACCTTGGAGGTGGCTCATATACGGTGAGCTATCGACCACCAGAGGCGCCTAATTTTATTGAGCACATACCCGGCGCAACGGAGAATGATAGCGTGATGTTAGCAGGACCTGAAGCGCCTGTTTTTGATGCGGTCAAGATCACCTTTACGGGTGTTCCGGTCGCGCCCGCCAAGCAGGTTGTTACCTTAAACATTTGGCCCAGAGGACTCTAATCAATGGCTACTTTATATTCATCAGGCGCGAGCACTCCAGACGCCACGGAGACAACCGCAGGTAAGTTACGCATCTCCACAAACGCGGAAGCGACCGCAGGGACCAACGATACAACCGCGATGACCCCGCTTAAGGTTGCTGCTGCAATCGCAGGTTCAAGCGGCGTAACAGGCGCGCTTGTGTATCGCGGATCCTATGACGCGAGCACACAGAGCCCCGACCTCACCACGGCGATCAAGGGTGATTTCTACATAGTGAGTGTAGCAGGATCTCTTGACGGTATAGCGTTGAGTGTAGGTGATCATCTGGTTTTCAATCAGGACGCCTCAAGCCCTGTTACATCAGCGATGTTCGACAAGATCGATTCGACAGACGCTGTAAGCTCTGTGAATGGTCAAACGGGCGTTGTCACACTGACAGCCGCAAATGTAGGAGCCCTAGCCAGCGGTGACAATGTAAGTGAACTTGTTAACAATTCAGGTTACCTCACCTCGACCTTGAGCGCTGATATCACCGTAGACACTGACGGTGCCTATGATCTCGGCACCGAGAGCGCGCGCTTAGGGCTCACCTTCAGTGATCTGGATGGGGCGGTAACTTTCAAGGCCACCAACGCAAGCGGCGCCCAGATCACCAAGGGAGCTGCTGTATACATTGCGGGCGTGAGTGGAGACGTGCCAACGGTCGCACTCGCAGACGCAGACGCGGCAGCTATGCCTTGTGCAGGTTTAGCGGCCGAGACCGCGAACTCAGGCGCGGCGATTCGTATCGTGAGCTTTGGCAACTTAACGGACGTAGACACCTCATCTTTCTCTCTAGGTGATACGCTCTATATCGACACGACAGCTGGAGCACTGACAGCGACACCGCCAGCGGGTGAAAGCGCTAAGATCCAGAATATTGGTAAGGTGATTCGGGTACACGCGACAAGCGGAATCATCAAAGTAGGGGGAGCAGGTCGAAGTGCCGCCACACCGAATCTAGATCAAGATAAGATCTTCTTGGGAGACAGCAACAACCGCGCGGTGAGCACAGCATTGAGCGCTGTAGCGCTGAGCTCATTTAACAATGATCTAGGACTTGCAACGGTAGCGACATCAGGCGCTTACAGCGATTTGTCAGGCACACCTACACTAGGAACAGCGGCAGCGCTTGATGCAGGGACAGCGGCCTCAAACGTCGTTCAGTTGGATGGTTCGGCGCGCTTGCCTGCTGTGGATGGGTCGCAGTTAACGAACCTTCCGGCAGCCGCCGGCTCATTATTAGCGGCCAATAACCTGAGCGATGTGGCGAACGCTGCAACCGCTCGAACCAATCTCGGCTTGGCGATTGGATCAGATGTGCAAGCCTATGATGCTGGCCTTGCAGATATCGCGGGGATCCCCACCACAGATGGCGTCTTCATCGTTGGGAACGGAACTAACTTTGTCGCTGAGATTGGGAGCACAGCGCGAACATCTTTAGGCTTAGGCACAGCGGCAGTAGAGGACGTTGGCACAACTGCCGGCGATATCGTCCAGCTCGATGGAAGCGCCAGACTCCCAGCGGTTGATGGGTCGCAGTTAACGAACCTGCCAGGTGGTGGAGACCTGCTGGCAGCCAACAATCTAAGCGATCTCGCTAACATCGCAACAGCTCGAACTAATCTCGGTGTAGCCATTGGCTCAGACGTTCAAGCTTATGATGCTCAGTTGGCAGACGTGGCGGGGCTCACTCCAGCTGATGGGGCGTTTATCGTTGGAGATGGCGCTAACTTTGTGGCTGAGTCTGGCGCGACTGCTCGAACATCTCTAGGGCTGACCATTGGCTCAGACGTTCAAGCCCATGATGCAGGCTTAGATTCAATCTCTGCATTAACCACCGCCGCCGACAAGATGATTTATACAACAGCGGCGGACACTTACGCAGTAACTGATTTAACCTCAGCGGGACGCGCTCTGCTCGATGATGCAGACGCGGCGGCTCAACGGACTACGCTGGGCCTTGTGATTGGGACTGATGTTTTAAGTGATGTCGTACAAGACACTACGCCTCAATTGGGCGGGGATCTGGACCTTAACGGTCAGGATCTCATCACCACATCAAACGCTGACCTTGATCTTGCTCCTGACGGGACCGGCGTAGTTGTCTTCAGAGGTAACCAGACTGGCGGCAATAACCCCGGCGCGCTCAAGCTCAACTGCGAGCAAAACACACATGGGATCACCATCAAGAGCCCAGCTCATGCAAGCGAGGCAACGTATACTCTGACCCTGCCAGTTAATGACGGAAACGCTAGTGATGTGCTTCAAACTGATGGGTCTGGCGTTCTCTCTTGGGTCGCTCAGAGCGGCGGCTATTCAATAGACCTCGACCCTGTGTCCATCACCACCTCAAACGTAACGCTGACAGCACCTAGCGTTTCTCATGAGTATTACATTGTGAAGAACTCAACAAGCGCGATCACAATCAATCTTGTAGCGGCTGCAACAGCAGGCGCAGAGTTCCAGTATACATTCAAGGTGCTTGGCTCTGGAGCGGTCGTCATTGATCCCAATGGATCAGAGTATATTGATCACTCTGGTCAGACCACTTACTCCCCTATTCAATATGATGCTGTGACGCTTCTCTGTGATGGCTCTAACTGGTACTTGGTGTGATATTATGTATAAAGCACCACGCGCCCCCGCTATTGCTGAGCTAACATGGAGCGGTACGCCCAGCGCTGCATCTTTCACTTACTCGTTCTCTGTGGATCAGCAAACCTCGAACTTCCTAACCATCACAAATAACACAGATATTAATTTGTCTCGCGGTCACTACTACGCGATTGCATACCCTGATTACACGCGAGCCTCTTCAGGCACAAACAACGTTAATTATTGGTTCATCGACGGGGTCCAAGTGGGAATGAGAGGCGGCTCAGATCATTACGCATCTGAGTCCACAGATAACGCTGAAGCGGCGTTTACAGTGACCGCATCAACAAAAATCCTTACACTGAGGCAGACGGCTTGGAGCGGGTCAGCCTTGACTCTTACCTCTCACTGTAAAGCGTTTATTTGGAGGGTGGATTTATGAGTTACAGCAACACAAACCCTTTCTGTCTCTCCTCTTCATGGAGTCAGACCGCGCCTTATGGCGCTTCGGCCTTTAATGCAAATTGGCCCATTCTCGGCACTGTGGCTGATCTATTCTATCCTTCAATACTCTATAATACAGCAACCCCACCCGCAGGCCTCGCGGCTATGGCTCAGATGAGTGTGATTGGAGCGACCGACAACGTCAGGACGGGATTTTTCTGTGAAGATGGAGGCTTCACAGCACAGGAAGTCTCGGGGCAAAAGTTTGACACGACCAACCAAAACTACGGAGCAAGCGTAGACGAGGCGATCAGCGGGACTACCACGGGCCGAGCGTTTCGCGCTGTGCCGACTCGTAGCACAGCAAGCGGATTTAATGTGTCGACATCGAGCCGCCTCATGTTGTTTGCATTGGAGGTGAGCTAATGGGTTTCAGCCGAATTCACAGACGACTAAAGGTCGAAGGGGTGGTTTATTGCCCTCCATCAAGCTATGACATCACTACGTTCAGCGTGGGAGACACGATCAGTTTTAGCAGCGCAGTTGATCTGTTAGGCTCAACTGCAAGCGGTTACAGCTTCGCCAGCGGTGAAATCACTCTTCCTTCAGGGCATTGGTATCTAGTGAAGGGGGCGCCTCAAGTTCGCTTCGCGAACCAAACGGGGGAATATCGCTATGAGTGGCAGACAAGCGGCGGAACTTCTTTAGGCCGGCGTGGAACACTGTTGATGCAAGAAGAGCCTAAACTCTTTGGCGGTGATGAGCTGGCAGTTTGCCTCATTGATGCGACTTCAGCAGCCCAGACCATAAAGCTGGTGATATTGTCAGCCTCCAATATTACCAGCTTAAACTCTACTGTGTACCCAACATACAACGGCAACACACGAGCCGAGATTTGGAAGCTCTAATGATTCAATTATTACAAGATGAGCGCCTAAGACTGGGCGCTATTGTTCTGGGTATCGTGTTCTCAATCGCGTTTGTCTCTTACTCGATTGGCGTTTATGTGGGGAACCGCTCAGCCCTTGAACAATGCACAGTGGAAATGAACCCTCTCAAGCTTGAGATCGCTGATCTCAAGAAACAGCTCAAGCAAAAAGATATCGAGAAGGTCGGGCGAGCGGCACAAGAGGCAGCTGATCAGGTGATCAATTGCGAGGCGCTTTGTGCTCAAGAGGTTAACGAGGCGTTGAGAGTTGCGACTTCAATCTTATGCGGAGAGACACAATGAATCTCTTGATCTGGCTCATCCCCTGGACATTGAGCGCTCAAGCCAATGAGATCTATATGGGAGCTCATGAGCCGCCGATCAAAGCAGAGCGTATCGAGTTAACAGATGGACGAGAGCCTTTGATGGCGTTTACTGTACGCGATTATGTGAAGCTTAAGCGCCGCGCAGAGAGCGCAAGCGGCTATTGTGCCAGCGCGACAGAGGCCGCGAGCGAAGCGGCTAAACTCGAGTGTGAACAAGCGATTGAAGCAGTGATCCAGAGAGAGAGAATCTCTCAAGTTGATCAGGTGCAGTTGATCGATGCACTTAAGCTAGAGCTAAAGCTCTCTCAACAGGCGCTCATAGAAGAGCAGAGCTTCTCTAGCACAGTAAAATGGATCTCTATTGGTACAGGCGCGGCAGCGCTCGCCACTACCCTTACTTTGATTCTTAGGAGATAGGACATGGATCACGATAAGCGCAGACGAAACCGCGCAAGGCGCATTAACGAACTCAATCGAAACCCCTTAGAGCGCCCTGATGAATGGGCGAGTGAAGAGGCAGGAAGAGAGGCGCTTGAGCGCGCTTTAGGGGAATGGTCTCAGGAGATCATAGAGCCTGGTCATAAGGTGACAGAAGGCCCGATCTTAGAGCGTTATATCCATCAAGGTGGAGGTTGGACTTGGCAAGAGGACTACCAAAACCGCAAGCTCGCTTGGTGTGGATTCTTCGCGTCCTTCGCATGGTTAAGCGTGAATGCGAAGATCAGAAAAAAGTGTTTTCCGTCTACTTACCGGTTAAGGCAATGGGCCAAGGGAACCGCACGAGAAATCAAGCGACTTGAGGACGCGCGCCCTGGTGATATCCTTGTAATAGCGACATCCAACGGGAAGAGATGGGGAGATCACATTACACTCATTGAGCGCACCGACGAAGAGGGTGCCCGGACAGTGGAAGGAAACGCTTTTGGTGAAACCCCTAACGCGAAGAGAGCTGAGGGTGTGGTAAGATGCTATAGACCAAAGGACAAAATAAAATTCATCTATCGGCCCTTGGAGGTCGATCTGGACTGATATGAGGCACTATGAGCGAAATCCAAGCAACCCTAGAGGAGATGACCGATCTCGTTAAAGGGCGAGTAGGGGAGGCTCAGAGCTATGAGCTCAACCCCTACAGCACTGAATACAGCGCGCACTATTCGAGCGCCCTAGGCGATGAGCATCAAGGTTCAATAGGCGCGCTGACCTATTCCACGCTTCGAGCGCTCGCCAGAGTACCCCTAATCTCAGGGATCATTCAGACTCGAGTATCTCAGGTGGCTGAGTTTGCAAGACCTCAACCCGATAGACACTCAGCAGGCTTTGTGATCAGGCTACGAGATCAATCGACTGAGCTCACAGATGAGCACAGAGAAGAGATCAAGGCAATCACGGAGTGGCTACTCAAATGTGGAGATTCTAGGGTTGTAGGACACCAGACCTTTGAGGGATTCCTACGAGCGATCACACGCGACTCCTTAACGCTCGATCAGTGTTGCTTTGAAATCATCAACAAGAGCGGGCGCCCCGTGGCTTTTAAAGCGGTAGACAGCGCGACGATCCGCCGCGCCGCGCCCTCTAAAGAAGAGATCAAAGCAGGGAGGAGAGACCCAAAGAAAACGGCTTATGTTCAGGTCCTTGATCATCGAATTGTCGCAGAGTTCGATGACGATGAGATGGCTTTCGGGATCAGGCGCCCACGCTCTGAGATCAGCTCTAATGGATATGGTTATCCCGAGATCGAAGAAGCCGCGCCAACGATCATAGACATGATGAGAGCGAAGGCTTACAACTCGGCTAACTTCACACACGGTCTACATTTATCAGGAATCCTAGCGATCAAATCTAAGATGAGCCCCGCGCTCTTTCGGGCGTTTAGGCGCGAGTTCTATTCGATGCTTCAAGGCGGCAACGGTGCGAAGAAGACACCGATTATCCAGCTTGATCCAGAGGCAAAAGAAGAGGTGCAAAGCGTCAACATGACCAACTCGAACTCTGATATGGAGTACAGCTCTTGGCTCAATTTCCTCATTAAGGAGGTTTGTGCTTTGTATCAGATGGATCCTGCTGAGCTTGGCTATGTTTTCGGTAATGAGGGACAGAGCTCAGCGCTCAATCAGGGAGGCCCCGCGCAGCGTATTGAGTACTCTAAAGAGAAGGGCTTGAGGCCATTACTCAGAGCGCTTGAGACTTGGATCAACCGCTGGATCATTGCACCCTTAGCACCTCACCTAGAGCTCAGTTTTGTGGGCCTAGACGCGGAGAGCGAGACACAGCGCTTAGACGCGATCTCAAAGAAGGTGAATTCTTACATGACCGTAAACGAGGCGCGCGCAGCGTTTGACCTTGAGCCTATTGATAACCCTATCGCTGATATGTTGCTTAATCCAAGCTACATCAACGCCGCGCAGATGGCAGCCGCAGCTAACGAGGAAGAAGAGCCCGAAGGCGAATCTGAAGACATCCCTGGACTTATCCCCCCAGGACAAGAGCCTGATGAGGATGATGATATTGAAATTGATGAGGAGTTTTGACCATGAACGCAATCAATAAAGGCGGATATGAAGACGTGCCTATGAGCCGCCGAAGAGCTCAGTTACTCGCAGAATACGCCGATAAACTCGCAGAGATGTTAGAGGCCGCACCTGATGATAAGGATCTCGCTGAGTGGGTCCAAAGCAAGATCGACCGCGCCGCTGCTGCGATCCAGAGCGCTTATCATTATCTTGATCAGGAAGAGGATGAGGATCTGGAGAAAGCGCTAACTAAAAAATATGACTATCGTAGACCCTCCAAGCGTATAAATAAGAAGACGGGCCGGCGCGAGTGGGATTACTTTTACACAAAGAAGCACGGCGGGCGCGTGATCCGTGGCGCCTTCGAGGCGGGCGCAGCGTTTAGAATGACATGGAAGGGCCGTAAAGGACACTTCCACATTGACCGAGTTGAGGGCGATCAGGTCTTCATTACACACGACTCACGCCCCAATATGGAGCCTAAACCTGTTCAAGCTGATGAGCTCAGAGCGCTCTTAGAGCGCCAGCACAAGCGCGAGGTAGATCAACACCTTGCGCGCAAGGTGCGCAAGGTCGAAGAGATCAAGCGCAGAGGCCACAAGGGAGGATTAGGCTTAGCACTCCATCGACTGAGACAAGC